GACGTATCATTCTGTCTGGATGCAAAGGAAGCAGGATTTGAGATCTGGTGCGATCCAAGAATTCGAGTCGGTCACGAGAAAACGAGGATTATCTAATGTTTGGTATTGTATTGATTGCAACAGTTCTAGCACTGTTCTTCTTAATTCAATTACGACGTAAATGACACGTTATAATCTTCTACGCAATGGAAAGATTATTTTCTGGGATCTTTCAGAAAATGAGTTGATGGATCGACTCGAAGACTTCGCTGTTGAACAATATGTCACTGGCGAAAAAATAAATGATCAAATTACTTATGAACCTATCAAGGAGGAAAATTAATGGCAGGAATGTTATCAGGAAGTTCTTACAATCGTGATGCTCGTCCGAAAAAGTCTCGTCAGGGAAGAGGAAAGCACTCTAAATATTCAGCGACCTCTCGTAACTCGGCTCGCAAGAGATACCGTGGACAAGGACGCTAATGTATTGTCGAATTCGACTGAAGGACACAAACTATCAAGAGTATCATAATTATCGTATTCTTGATAGTTCTGCTTTTCTTAAATGTCTTGAGATATATCGGAAGTATGTTACCTATAAAAAGTTTACGGATGTGGTTCCAATCTTTCTTGAAGAGTTTGAGTTACCTCATACGGATATCATCGGTTACTATGATGGAAATGAACTTGCAGCATTTACTCTTGCTTATAAATTTAAGAGTGTAAATAGTGTTTGGGCAGATCAGTTTGCATGGGATTATAAGAATAAAAAACTGAGACTGGGGCATATTGCAAATCAAAGTGAAATTGCAATGTATAAGAAATTGGGATATGATTACTATTATTTGGGTGAAGAGGCGGAATATAAGAAAAAATTAGACGGATACGAAATTTCTAACTTCTTTCAAGAATGGCAAACTACATAGCAAATCTACCCACGAAGAAAGTCTGGGTAAGAAAAGAATATTTAACTGACTTTCAATCAGGTTACGGTGAGTTCGTTGAAGGTTTATGGGTGAGTGCCAAGTCAATTCAAGGACGAGCATTCTATTTTGAGACATATTTACCCGAATATGCTGCAATGTATGATAAATTACCCATTTCAGCGTTTCTCTCGACACCAAAGATACCTGATCCAGACATGGATTTAGTGAATTTGCAGTTTTGGAACTGTATGGATTATGATTTTACGGTAATTGTCAAGCAATTTGTCGCTCCAATGGAATGGGAATGTCGAACAAGACACTTTGGAAATCAAAAAGGACAGTATATTTGCACTTTAGATAACTATCATGGTGATTTTGACCAGATTGATGCATCAACAAGTGAGATGCCTGACGAACATAAGTCATTTAATCTGATTGAACTCCGAAATGGTCAGTTCTGTCTCTATCCAAACAATCGTTGTCGCATCTTTGATACCTCAATGACACCTGAAAACGTTAAAATACCTGATTTTAAGGTATCAACACGTATCTTCGAGGTTGAAAATGACGTAAATTGGGGTCGATTAGGCGATTGTGACGATTATTTCTGGACAACTCCTGATGAACGAACAGAAAAGTAAGTATATTTCCAATTGGATCACTAAATTATCTCAAATTCGACCTGAATTGGGTAATTTTGCTGTATGTCCTTATGCATCAAATGCAAATTATACCATTATTGAACAAAAATTAAGTCAAATTGTGCCGAATAACGATTATGATGTCACAATTTACGTCGTCGAGGATGATATTGATGCAGAATTTTTATATAATGCTGTTGATGACTATAATCGAAACTGTCCTGACTATAAATTCATCGCTGATCACCGTGATTCAGAGACTTTTATCAATCATGTACAAACAAATAACGGAAAATACAATCTAGTTCTCTGTCAATCAAGAATTGAGTTAACTGATGCACGAAAAAAACTTGCAAAAACCAAATATTACGATTATTGGGATGAAAATTACCTTGAAGAGGTGTTAGAAGATGATTTTGACAAGGTTTTTCACTCAATGGGTAGGCATTTATTACTTGAAATCTATGATGCTGATAAAGATGACCTAAATGATGCCCATTTTCTCAAAGATATTCTATTTGAGGGCATTATAAAGGCAGAATGCAAAATATTAAACACAATGATACACCAATTTAATCCACAAGGTGTGACAATTATCTTTTCTCTTTCAGAAAGTCATGCTTCTCTTCATACATGGCCTGAAAAAGGTTGTTTATCAGCAGATTTTTACACTTGTGGCAATAAAGACCCAAATATTATTGCAAAATTGATCGTAAAGAGATTAAAATCAAAAAAACATCGAATTAGAATATTAAATCGTTAGCAATTGGGTATAAATAAATCAAAAGTATCAATTAATGGCGACTCAACGCACATCTAGAGCATTTAAGGATATCAGTTTGTCTTTTTCACCACATCCAGTGACGAAGGACTTACCTATATTAGTAAATGAACGTGCGATTGTAAGATCAGTTAGAAATTTAGTGGAGACAATACCCACTGAAAGATTTTTTAACCCTTTGTTAGGAACTGATATACGAGATAGTTTGTTTACTAACTTTACTCGTTCTACAGTAATGGTTATAGAAGATCAGATTCGGAACACAATAAACAACTTTGAACCAAGAGTTGCGAATATTGGTGTTGAAGTGGATGCGATTATGGACTCGAATCAATTAGAAGTCAAAGTATTATTTGATATAGATGGACTTCAAGTTCCTACACAGTCATTTACATTTATTTTAGAACCAACGAGATAATATGCCTTTTACACAATTTACAAACTTAGATTTTGATCAAATCAAAGCACAAATCAAGGATTATCTTCGTGCTAATTCTACTTTTACAGATTTTGACTTTGAGGGATCAAATTTTTCAGTATTAATCGATACTCTCGCTTACAACACATATATAAACTCTTTTAATGCAAATTTAGTTGCAAATGAGTCATTTCTTGATTCTGCTACGATAAGAGAGAATGTAGTATCATTAGCAAGAAATATTGGTTATGTTCCAAGATCAAAAACCTCTGCAACAGCAACGATTCGTATAAGTGATGTAAATTTAGGACCGACAAATGCAAATACACCTAATTTTGTAACTTTAAGAGCAGGATTAGTATGTGTAGGTAACTCGAACAATACAACATTTACTTTTTCAATTCCAGATAATATTACATCTTCAAGAGTCATTAGTATTGGTGGTAATTCTTTTGCACAATTCAGTGAAGATATCATAGTTTATGAAGGAACATATCTAACAAGCACATTTTTAGTTGATACATCTGTTGATAATCGTTATATCATTGGTGCGACGAACGTTGATAGTTCAACTTTAAGAGTTTTTGTTCGTCCTCTAAATGAAACGACTGTAAGAAAATATTCAAGAGTGGATAATATACTTAACTTAAATAAAAATTCTGAAATCTATCTAATTCAAGAGGTTCAGGACGAAAAATATGAAATTTTATTTGGAGATGGTTTATTTGGTAAAAAGGTTGAAAATAATTCTACAATCACTGCAAGTTATATCGTAACTGAAGGCAAAGAGGGTAACGGTGCAAGTAGTTTTAGTTTCCAAGGAACTTTCCAAGATCCTGATGGTGGGTTTTTCACACCAACAGATAATATTACCGTTACTACTGTCAGTAACGCCTCTAATGGTGGTGATGTTGAGAATCTATCGTCTATTAAGTATCTTGCTCCAAGACTTTACTCAGCACAATACAGAGCAGTTACACCAAGAGATTATGAAGCTATTATCACTGATATTTTCCCACAAACTGAATCAATATCCGTAATTGGTGGTGAGGAGTTAGATCCACCACAATTTGGTAATGTACAAATAAGTATCAAACCTCGTAACGGAACATTTGTATCTGATTTTGATAAGTTACAAATAAAAAATAAATTAAAAAACTATTCAATCGCTGGTATTAATGCGAATATTGTTGATCTTAAATTATTATATGTTGAAATCAATAGTACAATATATTATAATCCTGCACAAATAAATTCTGAAAATAATTTAAGAAGTCGTATTATTGACTCACTTAATAATTATTCTAATAATGTTGAGATTAATAAATTTGGTGGTAGATTCAAATATAGTAAAATAAATCAATTAATTGATCGTGTAGATAATGGAATTACTTCTAATATAACAAAAGTTATTATAAGGAGAGATATGAAAGCATTGTTAAATCAATTTGCTCAATATGAATTATGTTTTGGTAATCGTTTTTATATTAATACCTCTGGATTTAATATAAAAAGCACTGGTTTTACAGTTTCAGGATCAAGTGACATAGCATATTTCACGGATGTGCCAAATAAAGATGCTGCTGGTAATCTTGATGGTAGTATGAAAGGGACAATCAGTGTCGTAAGTCGAAATAGTAAAGGTGATCAGAGAGTATTGATAAAAAATGCAGGTGGTGTTGATTATAAAAAAGGTGAAATCATATTAAATACGATTAATATCACATCAACTCAGGCATTGAATAATATTATTGAAGTTCAAGCGTTCCCAGAATCAAACGATGTAGTAGGGTTAAAAGATCTCTATGTCAAATTTGACATTTCTAATAGTTCCATAAATATGGTGAGAGACGTAATTGCTTCAGGTGAAGATGTTTCAGGTGTTGTATTTACGAGAGATTATTTCACATCAAGTTACTCAAATGGAGTTTTAGAGAGGCAATAATTTATGTCACAATTTGACAAAAGAATATCAGTCAATACTATTATAGAGAATCAGTTACCAGAATTTCTGTTAAATGATTTCCCTAATGCTGTTGAGTTTTTTAGGCAATATTATATTTCACAGGAATATCAAGGTGGAACTATTGATTTAATCAATAATTTCGATCAATATCTGAAAGTTGATAATCTAGTCCCTGAAGTTGTTGTCGGAGTAACTACTTTATCAGACGATATATCTGCATCAGACACTGTAATTACTGTTCCTAGCACAAAGGGTTTTCCCTCTGAGTATGGATTAGTAAAAATTGATGATGAAATTATCACATACACAGGTATCACCACAAACACTTTTACAGGATGCATACGTGGTTTCAGTGGTATCACAGGATATAATGTTGGTATTACATCTTCATTATTAGAAGTAAATAAAGAAAGTCTTAAATTTGAGGAGACCTCTGCTTCAACTCATACCAAAGATACATCTATAACTAATCTTTCAGTATTATTCATTCAAGAATTTTACAAAAAACTTAAAAAAACATTTTTACCTGGTTTAGAAGATACTGAATTTACAGAATCCTTAGATATAGGCAATTTTGTTAAATTTGCTCGCTCTTTTTATCAATCTAAAGGTATTGAAGAATCGATTCGTATATTGTTTAAGGTATTATATGGTGTAGAAGCAAAAATATTAGATTTAGAAAATAATTTAATTAAACCATCAAGTTCAGAATTTATACGTAGAGAAGTTGTAATTGCTGAGTTAGTATCTACAGGTGAACCACAAAATTTAGTTGGTCAGACAATATTTAAGTCAAATGATTTAAATACTAGTGCTTCTATATCTGAGATTGAAATATTTACAAGAGATAGTAAATCATATTATAAGTTATCATTATTTGTTGGATTTAATGACAGAGATTTAATTCAAGGTATTTTTACAATACCTGGCAAAACAAAGGCACTTTATAATTCTGCAATTGGTGCTAATGTAATTTCTGTTGACTCAACTATTGGATTTGGTGCGACTGGAACTATCATAAGTGGGTCTAATGTAATTGATTACACCTCAAAAACTATTAATCAATTCTTTGGATGTAGCGGTGTTAATAATCAAATTAACACATCTGATGATATTCGATCAAATGAAACAGTTTTTGGATATGAAAATGGTGATTTATCAAAAAGAGTTGATTTAAGAATCACTGGTGTGTTATCTGAATTAGTTCCAGATTCAAATATTAATCTAATAAATGAAGGTGAAAATCTTTTTGTTCAAAATATTGGTGAAAAAATTGATGTTGGTAATGTAACTTACAAACAAATTTTTGCTAATTCTTGGAAATATAATACAAGTTCTAGATTTCAAGTTGAAGGACAAGGACCATATACGTTAAAAACACCAATAGATAAATCTTCATTAAAAGTTGGTGATCAATTTGAAATATTGAGAAGAAATGAACAGGTGGTAATTGGTTCATTTAATGTAAAAGATATTGACCTTGTAAAAAACGAAATTAATGTTGAAAATCAAAACCTTTCAACTCCGTTCCAAACAAACGAAAATTACGATATTCGTAGAGTAATAGAAAAGACAACCAGTTCAGGTATAGAAATTGAAGCAGGAAATGACACATTTATATCTGATGTTCTTAATGTTTACACTGATTCAGATACAGATGGTTATGTAGCATCTAATTCCTTACCAAGTTATGATATAACTGCTGATATAACTCAAGAGTCATTTGTAGGTGCTGGTAATTCTGCTAGGTTTGATGGACAAAATCCATTAAACAATTTGTATAATTTTATTCGATTTACACCACCTGCAAGTTCAAGCATAAAATTTATACAGGGTGATGCAGTAATATACCAACCTGATGGTGAGGAAATTGTTGGGTTATCATCTGGTAGGGTATATTACGTAGATCCACGACCAGAATCTGCAAGTTCACAAATATCTAGAGTTGCATTATATAATTCTAGAGGTCAAATTGGTTCAGCAAGCAATATACAAGTTGGTATCGGTTCAACAACAGTAGGTAATCATAATTTTATATTACAAAGACATGCAAATCGAAAACTTGATGCTGATAAAATTTTAAGAAGAATACCTTTATCTCAAAATTTGTTTATATCATCTAAGCATGATGAAACAGTGAATGATATAGGTGTTTTGATTGATGGAGTTCAAATTCATTCTCCTGTATCAGATGATAATATTTTCTTTGGTCCATTAGAAAACGTTGAGATATTTAATTCAGGTGATGGTTATGATATTGTTAATCCTCCTGTAGTAAGTGTTGAATCAAGTTCAGGAGAAACAGCAGTAATTGAACCAATTTTATCAGGAAGTGTTCAAGAAGTATTGGTTGACCCACAAGAATTTGACATTCAAGATATAACCAATATTTCATTGACAGGGGGAAATGGTAGTGGGTGTTTATTAGAACCAGTTTTAGGTGCAAGATTTAGAGATGTATCATTTGATAGTAGAGATATATTTTTTAATGGTGGTATTGATAAAGTTAATGAAACTATTTCGTTTAAGAGTAAACACAATTTAGAGAATGGTCAAAAAGTATTCTATAGAAATGAGGGAAATCCATCCATAGGTATTGGAAATGCATTTGATCCATCTAACACTATCACTGGATCATTATCAGATGGTGATCCCTATTTTGTAAGAGTTGTTAATCCAACAACTATCAGAATTTTTAATACAAAAGACGATGCTTTAGAGGGTATTACAGGCATCAATACTGTGGGACTAGCAACTGATACTGGTGCAAGTGGTATTCATAAGTTTAGAACGGAAACAAAAAATACATTACTTAAAGTTAGAGTAATAAATGGTGGTTCTGGATATCAGCATCGTAAATTAAGAGTCGATCCCGCTGGCATTTCAACATCCTTTAATACAATTAATTATGTTGATCATGGATTTTCTCATGGAGAAGTAGTTGAATATTCACCCACCGTTGGTTTAGGTATCACAAATCCAAAGGCAATACAAGGTTTATCCACAACCACATCTTATTATGTGATGAAGGTTGATGATAATTCTTTCAGATTAGCTGACGCAGGAATCGGTGCTACTATTACAAGCAATTTTAATAGAGGAAAATTTGTAGGGTTAGGATCAACTGGAACTGGATATCAAACATTTACCTATCCAGAAATTAAGGTAAACGTTAAAGTTTCATATGGAACAACTGTTACTGGAACAATAAACTTCACACCAATTGTCAGAGGTTCATTTACAGGTGCTTATTTGTATGAAAAAGGATCACATTATGGATCTACTATTCTAAATCATCAAGTTAAACCTGAAATCATCATACAGAGGGGTGTAGGTGCCGAATTAAGACCGATTATAAACAATGGTAGAATCGAAGATGTAATAGTTACTAATCAAGGTAGTGGTTATCATTCATTACCTGATATAGAGATCAATACAAATGGTATAGGTGCAGGAGCAATAGTTAGACCTGTTATATCTGATGGATCTATAACTGATATGATTGTAATTAATTCAGGTATTGGATATAGTAGTTTAACAACAGAAATTAGACCAGTTGAAACTGGTAAAAATGGTTTATTCGGTGCAAGAGTGAGATCTCTAACTGTTAATAACACTCAAAGATTTGGTGATATTAATTTAACATCAAGAGAAAATTCCCTAACTTTTGCAATATCTGGTTATTCACAAGAAACAGCATTAAATCTTGAAAACACATTTGATGTCAAAAATAATGGTGAATTTGATAAAATTACAGACCACTCTCCAATTATTGGTTGGGCATATGATGGAAATCCAATCTATGGACCATTTGGATATTCTGATCCCGATGATATAAACTCAACAGTTAAAATAATTTCGTCATCTTATAAAAAAGATCCTTCAGCAGTTGTAAATCGACCAACTGGTTTTGATGATGGATTTTTTGTTAATGATTTTATATTCAATGGTAGTGGTGACTTGGATTTACATAATGGTAGATTCTGTAAAACACCAGAATTTCCTAATGGCATTTATGCATACTTTGCCACTGTTGGATTGAGTACATTAACAAATAAGATTGAAGGTGTATATCCATATTTTATTGGTAACAAATACAGATCTCCACTGATTAATGATAATTTAATATTAAATCAGGATTTTAATTTTAATGACTCAAATTTAATAAGAAATACTAAACCTTATAATGTTGGTGAAGAATTTGCAGAAAATGATTTTCTAGAAGAATCAAATGAATTTATAAGACAAATATCGAATGTTGAAGCAGTGGAGAAAGGTGGTATTAATGATATACAAATTTTAGATGGTGGTTCAGGTTATAAAGTTGGGGATTTGACAATATTCGATCATACTGATACAAATGGTTCGGGATTTAGTGCTGAAGTTTCAGAAATTGTTGGTATTGGAATATCAAATATTGAAACTACATTAAATCGTTTTAATAATGCAGTCTTTACTTGGAATAAGTATGGAGAAATCCAAGTAAATTATTTACCCTCTCTTGAACTTGATAATGAAGATTCAGTTTTCATTTCTGGTCTTAGCACATCTATACGTGGTCTTACAAATTCATTTAAAGTTGGTGTAAACACTGATTCAGTTTCATTAGGCAAATCAATGACTGCTGGTAATGCATCTGGACAGATTCAAGATATTTTTGTAAATAAATTACCAAATACTGTTTCCGTTGGTGGTTCAATAAGAATTGGTGTAGAAAATAAAACAGAAATACTTAGTGTTCTTAATATTTACAATACTAGTAAAATAATTCGAGTATTTAGAAATACAGGAGTTGCACATACTTTTGGTTCTAATGTAGATATACTGAATAATAGATTCACAATTCCACTTAAAGTCGATAAATTTGATTCTAGAGTTAATGATGTTATTTACTTTAACAGTGTTGAATCTATTGGTGTGGGAACTGATGGTGTTGGATATACGACAAGTTATGTTGTTGGTGACACGATTTCACAGATTTCTATTCCTGAAAGAGCGATATACTTACCTGATCATCCATTTGAAACTGGACAAAAAATAACACTAATAGAACCAAATGTTGCAAATGCAAAATTTGACGTATCTCCAAATGATAGTGCTGTTGGATCCTTTGAATTACCATTCGCTGGTCAAACATCCACTGATGTATTTGTTATTAAGAAGGATGAAAATTACATTGGTATTGTAACCACAAGAGCAGGTGTTGCAAATACTAGTGAAGGTTTATATTTCTTAGGTAATGGAGTTAATTCAGGTATTGGTTCTGGTTTATATTATTTTACATCTAATTATGATCAAGTTACTGGTGATGTAGACAAAATAGTTAGCACTGTAACAACAAATGTAGCAGCAGCAGATACAACAACTCATAATTTACAAGATGGTGATGTAATCAAGATGAATGTGATTCCTGATTTATCAGTAGGAATCGGCACTACTACACCAATTTCAGTTAGATATAATTCTGAATTTGAAAAATTAATAATAAATCCAATAACATTTGCTGCTGCAGATGTTGAAACTAATCGTTTAGATTTGATTGATCATGGTTTTGAGACAGGAGATAAGGTATTATACGATGGCAATGCTACTGGATTATCAACTGGATTGTATTATGTTTACAAAGTTAGTGATAGGAGAATAGAATTAGGTGAAACTTTCATAGATGTTACTACTGATCCTATTAGAACAATTTCAATAACTGCTAATACTGGTGGATCAAATCAATCAATTGCACCAATAAATCCAAGAATCACTGTAATTAAAAATCAACAACTAACATTTGGATTATCCAGCACTACACTTGCAGATTTTGACTTTAAATTATTCTATGATAAAGAATTAACAAATGAGTATTTAAGTTCACAAGATTCTACTAATTTTAATGTAGTGGGTGTTGGAACAATAGGTATTGGAACATCTCCAGATAGACCTGTTCTAGGTGCTGCACTAACTGTGCAGTATTCTGCATCATCTCCTGATAAGTTATATTATGGATTATCAAAGGGTGGATTTATAAGCACCGCAGATACAGATGTAAGTAATTATTCTGAAATAAGATTTATTGATAGCGTCTATAATGGAGAATACAAAATATCAGGCGTAACTTCAGAAACATTTGATATCTCACCTAATGTTCCTGAATTATTAAGATATACTCAATCAGACTGTGATACACTTGAATATTCAACTAAGTCAAAGAACGTTGTAGGTACAATTAAAGACTTCAAGATAATATCATCAGGTTTTAATTATAAAAAGTTGCCAAAATTTAATACTATATCAAGTGTGATTGGAACAAATGCAAATATTAAAACTTTATCTGATACTGTTGGAAAAATTAAAAAGGTTAGAATTGTTGATATCGGATATGAATATTCGTCTGATAAAACTCTAAGTCCAGAAGCATTTATACCTTCAATCATCAATATTGATAATTTAGATAATGTTAATGATGTAGAAATTATAAGTGGTGGTAGTAATTATTCAAGTGCACCTAATTTATTATTATTCAACCCAGTAAAAAATATAGTTGTTGACGATTCTTCAATTGAAGCAATCGCTCCGAATCAAACAGTTTCAAATGTTAATATTTTAGCACCAATTAATGGATTGGATTCAATTAATCATAGAGTAGTAGCGATCAATAACTCAAATGGTGTTGGAATTAATTCTGTAATTACTGCACCATTCCCTAATGCTGGTATCATCACTTGCTTCATTGAGACACCCACAAATGGATTTGTAATCGAACCTTTTGCAATTGGTGATGAAGTGTTTATTGAAGGATTATTACGTGTTGGAGAGGCAGGTATAGGTGCCACACAAGGTGGTATTACAACTAATACAACAGTTATTGGTGATGGATTTAATTCTGAAAATCATAATTATGAGTTCTTTGATGTTATTGATTATATCAAAGGAACTCCATCACAATTAGTATTCAGTTTAGCTGGTCTGACTACAAATCCTGGTATCGCAAAAACATTCCAATCTGGTTATGCACAAATAATTAATAAGAAAAATTATCCTGATATTAGACCAATTCAAAAAAGAGGAGAGTTTGAGATAAATGAAAAAATAATTGTTGGCAATCAAAAAACTGATTTAATCGTAGTTGAAATTAGAGATGATTATATCAAATTAGATGGTTTATTCAGGGTTAAAAAAGGTGATAGAATAAAAGGAACATTAAGTGGTGTTTCTGCTGAGATAACATCTATTATTAATAATAAAGCGAAATTTAAGATAGATTTCTCAAGTAGACAAGAATATGGTTGGTTAGATGATACTGGTAAATTAAGTGAAGATTTTCAAGTCATACCAGATAATGATTATTATCAAAACTTATCATATTCAGTTAAGAGTCCAATTGTATGGGAAAATTTTGTAAGTCCAGTTAATCGTTTAGTGCATCCAGCAGGATTGAAAAATTTTGCAGATACATCAATACAAAATAATGCAGAAGTAAAAATTGGAACTGGATCCACCTCATTATCAACAGTTATACTTGATATCATAAATGAAAATAATAGAGTTGATGCAATTAATAATTTTGATTACGTTAAAGATTTTGATATATTAGGAAACAAATCTAAAAATTTACAATTTACAACTAAAATATTAACAGATTTTTCAAGATGTATCTCAAATAGAGTTTTAATTCATGATGATGTTAGCTCAGAGTTCTCAAGTGCTGGTTTTTCTGATCAAGATAGTGTTATAGAAAAAATAACTGCTGATTTTGGTAATTATCTAATTCAGATAGTTGATCCTGATACCTTTGATACTCAATTTAGTGAAGTAGTAGTTCTTAGTGATGAGGATGATGCGGTATTATTTGAAAAGACTTTAGACTTTACCACTCTCAAACTTGGTGATATTAAAACTGAAATCAATACGAGTGGCATAAAAAGTCTTATCTTTGAACCAGCTGATAAATTTAATAAAGATCACGATATTAAAGTATTAAAAATTGATTTTAATACCGATTTAGTTGGTATCAATACAAATTCAATTGGCAATGTTAAACAAACTGGTTCTAATGTTGAAGTTACATCAGGAACAACTGCAAGTATAGCTGAATTTGCAAGAAGTGATTTTAACTCATTATATGCTAACATCTATGTTGAGGATTCAGTTACTAAGGATGTAAACTATAATGAAGTTATAGTAGACTTTGATGGAACTGATACATCAATAACTCAGATTTATGTTGATAAAAAATTATCAAATAGTCAAAGTTCTGTTGGTATTATTACTGCAAAACTTGAAAATAATTTCATTAAATTGCAAATTGATAACAACTTAAACAACACATTAGAAGTTAGATCAAATATTGTTGGATTAGGAACTACGACAGCAGGAATTGGAACATATAGATTTTCAGTATCTGATCAACCACCAGGTGCAGAAAGAAGTGTTAGACTTGAATCTGGATATGCAACGGGAACATCTACTCCTATAACTTACGCTAATCTTGATAAACTTGTTGATAGCACATCTAAATCTCTAGTAAGAGTTTCTTGTGGTGAAACATCTGCAGTTCACCAGATTATTTCTATTAGAGATGCAGATGATATTCTTACAGTTCAATATCCATTCGTATCAATGGGTTCAACAACTGGTATTGGAACATTTGGTGGTGAGATAAGTGGAAATGATATAAATCTACGTTTTTATCCTGACTCTGAATTTACATCTTTAGTTGAAGTTCAATCATATAATCAGATTTTCTATACTGAAAATGATTTTGATAATGCACCACCCAGATTAAATTATGGAACTGTTTCACAGGAAGTATTCTTAACCACTTATGATGGTTTAGGGGGAAGTAGAGCTGATAGAACAAAATTTGATCTTAAATTTAAAGGAACACCAATATACTCCAAAACATTTAACCCTAATTCAGGTATATTAAGTACATCAACAGGTATCTTTACGATACCAAATCATTTTTTCAATACAAATGAAGAATTAACTTATACTCCTGATTCCTCATTTATTGGTGTTGCTGCGACTGCCTTATCAATTGGTTCAACCACAAATACTGCAGGTATTCTTACAACACTTCTACCAACCACTGTATTTGCTAAAGTAATTGATGAGAATCAATTCCAACTATTCTCCAGACCAGAATATGTATCATCTGGTGTAGCGATTACATTTACTGGTATTGGCACAGGTAATGCTCATAAGTTAAGTATGACCAAACAACTTACAAAGACTATTATTGGTCTTGATGGAGTTGTTCAACAACCAATTACATTTACATCTATTTCATACCAATTAGGTATTTTTGATGGATTTACTCATAATAACACTATTGGAACTGGAACTACTCAATTTGTTTTAAGTGGTATTGGTTCTATACAACCATCTGATGTCTTAAAAATAAATGATGAGTTTATGAGAATAGAGCAGGTCGGATTCTCAAGCACTCCAACAGGAACTATTAATAATGCTGAAGATGTTGCTGCTGGTATTTCTACATTACCAGTTGTTAAGGTTACAAGAGGAGTTCTTGGTCTATCTGCATCTAGTCATAGTGCAAACGATACCGTAAGAATTCATAGAGGATCATTTAATATTATTGATAGCACTGTTCATTTTATAGAACCACCAAAAGGAAATACAAGATCTAGAAGAACAGATACAAATTTACCATTTGTGAAGGCGAACTTTAGTGGTAGAACATTCCTCAGAAGTGATTATACGACCAATATGTTGTTTGATGATGTATCAGATAACTTCACTGGTATTGGTAAAACCTATACTTTAACAGTTGGTGGAGCAAATACTTCATCTGGAATTGGTGTAGGGAATGGAGTCCTCTTCATCAACGGTATATTCCAAACACCATTAACTACAAACAATGAGGGTCATAATTATGAATTCATTGCAGATACAGTTGCTGGTGTATCAACAGTTCAATTTACTGGGATCACATCTGAGAATGGTCAGTTTATCGTATCAGAATCTGATATAAATCAAAATCAAGTTCCAAGAGGTGGTTTGATCGTATCTCTCGGATCTACACCAGGTCTTGGATATGCTCCATTAGTAGGTGCAAAAGCATCATTATTTAAGAATTCTGATGGTGCAATCACTAGTGTCGTTGGTATTGCAACAACTTCAGGTGTTAATTATGGAATAACAACAGCAGCGTATGACAATATAACTGGTATCATCACAGTTACCACTGACAAAGTTCATGGTTTTGCCCTTAATAGACCAAATACAGTTCAACTTAAGGGACTAGAATTTAGATGTCCTAAAACAGTTGTTGGACAACCTACTAATGCAACTTATGATGGTGTAACTGGTATTTCTACTATAACGATTGCAAATCATGGTCTTGTGAATGGAGATGCGGTTATTCTTGACACTGGTTCAATATGCTTTACTTGCACAAAAGATGGTAATAATACAACTCATTGTTATCCTCGTGCTACTGACCCTGCAGCAAATCAATATCTTAATGTAAGTAATGTAACCACAAATACATTCCAAGTTAATGTTGGTGCTTCTAATCCTGGTGATGTTTATGCTCATACATTTGTATCAGCAACTGCCACTGCAGTTAAGACAATCGGTGGTGGTGGATATGTTGGAGTTACAACTACAATCTTCCAAGATCATGATAGACCTTTATTCCTAGTGGGTATTGTTTCTGAAAGAACATTTGAGGTTCAGGCAGGAGCAAGCACGATTCCCCATACCTATCAGGGAGGTGGTCATGCATATGAGTTCTTTGAGGATAATACATTTGGTTCTGGTTATCGTGGTGGCACAGTTGCAATTGGTGTTACAGACCTAGCCTTCGAGCATAAATTTGTAAGTTCTGGTATTGGTTCGATAAGGAAGGGTAGTTTTGCTGCTTCTGGTGCAAATGCATTTACAGCAACTGATGCAGACTATGAATCACATAGTGGACTTCTAAAATTAACTATTCCAAATCATGGTTTATCAACAAGTGATACTGTTGGTATTGATACAGGTGGATTAGTATTTAAGTGTTCTAAAGACGGATTCTTTGGTAATCATCCATATCCAAGAGGACTTTCAATTACAAGTAATCCAAATGGAGATCCTATCGCAGGAATACAAACAGCGATTAGAGAAGTGACATCAAATACAATTACTATCTTTGTAGGACAAGGTGGTGGAGGTGGAACTGGTGCTAATATTACAGCAACAGTTGGTGTTGGTGGAACCCTAGCATTTAATATTGTATCTGCTGGAACAAGTTATGTTAATCCTCAATTAATCATTCCTGAACCCACATATGAAAATCTTCAGGTAGAGGGTGTATCAAGGTTAGGTGTAGGACCAACAACAGATACTGGTTCTAATCTATTATTAAATGTTGAAGTAGGTGCATCAAGAACTTCAGTTGGTATAGGTTCAACATTGTTTGAGATTAATAAGTTTAGTATTGCAAGACCTGGTCATTCATTTAAGGTTGGAGACAAATTTAGACCAGTTGGATTAATTACAGCATCTCATTTATCTGCACCGATTCAAGAATTTGAACTAGAAGTTATTGAAATATTCAGAGATAAATTCTCAGCTTGGCAGTTTGGAGAAATTGATTTTATAGACAGCATATCGAATCTTCAGAATGGTTCAAGAACAAGATTCCCACTATTCTTTAATGGTCAACTTCTAAGTTTTGAGAAAGATTTAACAAATGCAAGATCATTATTAATCGATCTTGATGCTGTATTGCTAATTTTCATTAATGGTGTTCTACAAACTCCAAAACAATCCTATCAATTTGAGGGAGGATCAACATTTGTGTTTACTGAAGCACCTGATAGCGGTGATAAAGTTGATATATTCTTCTATAAAGGTCAAGAGGGTGTTGATGTATTAATTAAAGATGTTCAGGAATTTGTTAAAATTGGTGATGAATTTAGAGTTTTAAGGAGTGAAAAAACTGGTATCACAACATCACAGGAAAATGATAGGATTGTTAAACAAATACTAGGTGCTGATTTAATTGAAACTGACATCTATACTGGATTAGGAGTTGATGAGACAAATAATAAACCTGTTAGATGGGAAAAACAAAAAGTTGATGTTATATTAAATGGGGAAGTTGTTAATAAAACAAGGTCATCTATTGAACCACAAATATATCCAACTGCCAAAATAATTGGTGACTTATCAGTTACAAGTGGTAGAGGCACAAGTGTTAATGATGGTATATTTGTTGATGATGCAACGTCATTCCTTTATGAGAAAGATAGATATAGTCAATCTGGTGATGACAAAGTTGATGCTTTAATTACCTCTGGTAGCATAGGTGTTGGTGCTGCTGCAACTGCAATAGTTTCAATTGCTGGAACAGTAAGTGGATTAACAATAAATGATGCTGGTTCAGGATACTCAGGTGTTGTTGATATTGGAATTCAAGCTCCAGAGAATGTATTCGTTGGAGTTGGTAGCACTGCTACTGCTACTGCAACTGTGACAAATGGTCAAATTACTTCCACCACGATTGTAAATCCAGGTTTAGGTTATACTTTCACTAAACCACCTAAAGTAATTATCTCATTACCTCCATTCCAAACTGAAAAGATCAATACAATTGAAAATGTAGAGGGGTTCACAGGTATAATTACAGGTATATCAACGACAACAAGAACTGGTGGTCTTGCACTTAAGTTTTTCTTTACAGCAGTTACACGAAATTCCGATGGAGTGTTAGTGGTCGAAAATGCCAATAAATTAAAAACTGGATATCCAATATTAGTATCAGATACAAAAGTTGGTCAGGGAGTAACATCTATTAATGGTGTCAACGCATCAAAAGTTGGTATTGGAACAACATTTTTAGATAATGTTTATATCGTTAAAAATATTACAACTAACGGTGGGTTAGGAGAAATTGTTTGTGATGTTCATACTAATAGCAATGCTTCAGTTCAGAGTTTCACCACTCAAATTGGTTTCCATTCAACTGGTCATGTTGGAATGACAACTTCTCTTGGAACAATCAGTTGGGGTAGAATATATGGTGGAAATTTAACACGTTCCGCAAATCCAATATCAATAGGTGTCACTGGATTAACAGTAGATGCTGGTCTAACCACATTCCCAACTATTCAACGTAAAAATCATGTAAACACATCTGTGAGGGGATTGAGATCCACTGGTGCAATCAGAGTGTTTGGACTTTGATTCATAAACCACTATAAATAAAAAGAAAAGTTAAGATTCGATGCCAGCAATTGTTACTGATCAGTTTAGAATCCTGAACGCA